GGGAACGGGTACGGGTGGTTTCTTCCGACATGCACATACGGTTTGTCGGCAACCGTCACCGTCATCGCATCCAAACCAGCCCAACACATCACGTTGCGGGTATCCAAACCTCGGATACCGCTCGCAGCATCCAACGCTTCCCGACGCCACACGTTCATCGAACACAACGTGGAAGCAACCACCATCGACTTGTCTTCAAGGGCATCCATCCAGTCGGCTGTCGTCCCGTCAAACCCAGCCGTCACCTCACCGTGCTGTTCACCGATGTGAATGATTCTGTCTTGGCCGTTCATCATGTTGAGTGTCGCCTCAACAGCACCAGGCAACATGATGTCGTCATCCCCGAACACCCACAGATAGTCGTCGTTCGTAGAGTTCAGGGAACGCAAACAGTTCCCGTCGGCACCAACGTTCAGGAAGTTGTGCGAATACAGGATGCGGGCATCTTGACAGTATCGGCGGGCAGACTGCTCAGGGTCATTATCCGAAACGATAAGACGCACCTGGTCGTTTAGTTGTGGGAGGATGGATTCAAGACAGTTGACGAGTTCGCCGCGTTGAAACGTCGGAATGTAGATTGTGAGACGCATCAGTCAACAGTTTTTTCGATACGGTCCGACCCGTCAATCTTGATTGGCTGCCCACCAGATTTGCGTATCCGTTTGTAGGCATCCATGTCTTTACCCCATTGTTTCTCTTTGGCGTTCAATGCTGAGACGTTGCGGCGGGTTGGCATCGCCACCCCCGACATCCGCACATGGCTGATACGGCAAGCGAAACAGCCTTCAACATCGAGAGTTGGATGTGTTTCTTGGTGTTTCATAGTCCCCTACGAGATGTATGCGCCGTAACCTGCCGCAGTCAGACTAGCAACCTCATCAGCCGTCACTGGATTATCCGACCCACCCCAATACACCTTCGTAATAGTCGCAATCTCATTCGGCTCATTCTCCGTGTACGTCCCATCCGTCAACAGGAACACGTTTCGTCCACGCGGCTCGGCATCGAAATGTTTGAACAGCGAATACGCAAGTCGCGCTTCTTGTGAGTCGACATCTTTTGGTGGGATGCCCAACACCATGAAGTCGTCGGTCGGCGGTCTAAAAATACTCATGTGACGTAACTACCATAGCCTGCCGCAATCAACTCATCCTTCTCTTGTTGGGTGACGAAGTTGTTGGAGCCGCCATAGTAAATCTTGGCGATGCGTTCATACTCCCGTTGCTCAACCTCGGTGAAGGAGCCGTCAATTAGTTTGTAGACATTGACGCCTGAGTAGGTGGGTTCGGCGTAGCGGAACAAGCGACCTGCTATCGAGCCGTCGTTGCGGTCTGCCGCTCTGCCCTCGCTGGTCGGGGTGCGGAACAGTAGCAGTTTCACCACGGTGTTTGACTGCCCGCCTGTGCCCGTAGCGGTGGCGGTGCGTTGGCAGACGCGAGCCGACACAATCTCCCTGCCGCCCGTACCCGAAGCCGAAGCGGTACGGAAACGGGTGATGACCTTGACCACCAGCGACGAGCCGGTGCCTGGGCTGGTGGCGGTGCGGGGTGCGATGTGCAACTGGCTGACACTCGATGCCCCTTCACCTGCTGCTGTGGCGATACGGGCACGGGTAACTTGACCGTCAGCCGTAGATGCCCCTGAGCCTGCTCCAGATGCGCTACGAGGCACGACACGAAGCGGTGTGGCACTAGATGACCCCTCACCTGCTGCCGAGGCTGTGTACGCACGAATGACGTTCTTTGTGGCACTAGACGCCCCAACACCCGAAGCGGTTGCTGTACGAGGCGCAATGTGCAACCCAGTAGCACCACCCCCAGTAGTGCCTTGACCACTCGCAGTAGCCGACCGAGGAACCACCCTCGTCCCATCAGCCAACGAACCACCCGTACCGGCGGCGATTGCCGTACGCTTCGCCACCAGCACAATAGTCGTCGATGACGAACCTGACCCTGCACCTGTGGCAGTACGCAACGATAGAACTAGACGTTGCGCAGTTGACGACCCTGTACCTGCTGCTGAAGCAGTACGGTCAACGACGACTAAACCGCGATAGAAACCCTGAGTCGTCTTGAAAGGGGACGAGAAATAGATGACCTTGCGAGGCGCATAGTTCGGTATCTCCTCAAACTCCCGAAAACCAGGAGTATCAACGAACCCGAACGTGAAGTCGGTGACGCCAGTAGCCATGTGGCTACCTTAGTTAGTCAAGCGTCAGCGTAAGCGACGTGATTTGGAAAGTGTCACCAGCAGTCACAGCAGCAGAAGACGACAACGCACCCTTCCACAAACAGTTACCAGCCGAAGCGTTATCCCACAACGAGAAATGCGTGTACGTCTCAGTCGTAGACACGTTCGTCCACTCAACCGTCGCAGACGAAGCCATCGAACCGCTCGACGCAGCCGAGAAAGTCACTTCCTCACGAGTCGTCTCAGTCGCAGCATTAGACGTGCCATCCTCACCAGGGTCACCCGTATGCAACTTCACATAAACGTTGCTCACGGAAAAGGATTGAGCGCGAAGCGTGTCGAGAAGTTTGTTCTCAGCGTAGTTGGAAATACCGGACATCAGTTACCTCGACTCAGATGATAGCAGAAAAGAAGCGGGGAGCGGGCCAGGGGAAAGCCCGCCCCCCACATCTTTTGCCTGAACTAACTAGTTCAGTTTGCGCCGATGCTTGACGCCGACTCGATGCGACGCAGCGAAGCCTCACGGAATCGTGCGTAGCCACCGAGCCAGTACCAGCCGACCGGCTGGAAGCGGCTCAGCACGTCAACGACCGGACCGCGCACGACACGCGGGAACGGACCATTGCCATCAACGATGCTGTGAGCCTTCGCAAGCGCCTGACGGCCTGCGATGTGCGTGCAGTACACGTCCACCGTTGCCGAGGAACCCGTCGATGAGCCAGAGCCATCCGAGGCGTTCTCGAAAATCTTCGCACGTGGCGTCTCAATGAAACGCACACCTTCGAAGGCACCGATTTCGCCGTTGTAGATGTTCATCGGGTCGCTGTACACGTGCGGGTCACGCCACGAAGCCACACCGGTCTCCGAACGGAGGTCGTATGACACGTCGGGGTGAATGAAGCCCATGTACATGCCGTTGAACGAAACAGCGTTTGCCTTGCGGAGAGCGGCGACAACCTTGCGAACATCGTTCGCCTTGATTTTGTCGTCCGAACCGACGGTTGCACGCGACGTTGGAACGTCTGCGCCACCCGAGCCGTACACCACGTGGGTACCAGCCGACAGCACTTCGCGGATAACTCCGTCGATGCTGATACCGGCGTTGTAACCAACGAGGTTCGCTGCTGCCGCATCAACGTCAAGGAACGACGTGCCGCGCAACTTGGCGGTCGTGTTCACTGCGTTGCCGTATTCGGCCAACACCACTTCAATTTGGGAGTCACCCATCACCACTGGGGTGACGTCGGTGTCCTCGGTGAGGGTGGAGGTCTTTTCGGTCAGGTCGTTGAAGATTGTGAACTTCACGCTTGAACCGGGCATTGCCTGAGCGACTGGCATCACGTCTGCCACCGCGTCGAACAACAGTTCGCTGCGGAGTGCGAAGTACGCAATCCTGTCAAACGCAACCTGGTCTGTAAGCAGGTCGCTTGTCTGTGTCTTTGTCATTACCTGTTATTGCTTTCCTCCGACAGGCACGGAGGCCTGCGGACTAGATGTTTTGTGCTTGTTCTCTCATTTGCGCAAGTAGATGCATGACTTCGTCCTGATTGCGAGTTGAGTTCAACTTTTGTACCCAATCGACTTGGTCGTCAGTCTGCTCCGCGGCAGTGCTTGCCTTTTGGAGTCTGGCCCAAGCCTTTTTCTCGGAATCGTCCACTGACTCTTTTGGCTGCTGCTGCGGTAGGAGGCTTACCTCCTGGGCTGCGGCCCTAATCGCTTCGGCAGAAACCTCGCCGTCGTATCCCTTGATGAAGTACTTGGCCTGTGGGGCATTCACATCAATGCCTGCCTCAGCGAAAGCCATCTTCCTCTTCAGGGATTCGAACTCTTGCGCTTGTTGCCGGAGAAGTTTGTTCTCCTGCTCCACCTTTCGAAGGTGTGCGCGTACGGGGTCCTTTGTTACCGTTTCGCTCGTCTCGTCATCGAATTCATCGTTGACATCTGACATGTGCTCACTCCGTTCTGCCCACTTCCAGGTGGAGGACCCAGAAGGCTGCGTACACCCTTGTTGCTTAGGTCGGGGCGGGGAACCCGACAAACCAACAATACACCCCTATAGGCGTGTTGTCAAGGAATCAACGCGCCATTCCGGCGCCGGTCTCGATTGTGCCAGATGTTGCCCCAGTGGTGCTTGCGAATCTGCCTCCAGCCTGGAACTCCGCGCGGCGCGCAGCGGCTCGGTCTGCCAGTCGCTTCTGTGCTTCGGGGTCGTAACCAAAGGCTGCGCCCAATCGCTGCTCCATGCTCAAGTCCTCTTCGCCACCAAGTGTTTCGTAAAGTCCGCGCCTCTGGGACATGGTTCCAAAGGTCTCGAAAGCCTGGGTCTCGGAAATACCGCGAGCCGCCAATTCCTCCGCAGTTAGTGCCGTCAACTGCATGCCACCCTGCTCTTTGGCTCGGGCAGCAAGTTTGGCTGCTTCTGCTCGACGGGTGAGGATTGGCATCGTTTCAGCCGGGTTCAAAAAGTATGCAGCAAGGTCGGCATCCTGAACACCATAGAGTTCACGCATTTGCGTTCTGGTTGCCGCATCAGCCTCCTGCACCCTGCGGTAGCCATCGGCAATACGGGCTTGAAGTTCCTGCGGGGACACGTCGCCAGATAGCAGATTCTCTATGATGTCCTGTCGGTTGAAGTAACGGTCCATGCCGTTGGACTTCATGACTCGACGATAGGTTTCCTCAAGTTCGATGTACGAGCCAGGGGTAAGTTGAGATAGGCCAGCGGCTACGCGCTTGGCATTGGCGGCAAACCTCTTTTTGTATGCCTCGGTTTCGCGGAGTTCAAAAAGAACGGCAGATTCGCTTTCGATGCCGCGAGCCATAAGTTCGCTGATTTGGTCGGCAAGCGTTTCAAGACCATACTTGGCAAGATATGAGCCAAGCAGGGCCCTTGAATCCTGACTGGTGCCTTGGGTCAAACTAATTGTGTCATCGTCGCCAGTTGTGTCATCGTCGCCGCTGCCAGCAAATGCGGCGCGACCGGCTGCTTCAATATTTGAAAGCGCGCCCAGAGCATCGTCCACTGAATATTTTCCGCTTAGCACCCCAGCATAAATTTCGTCAACTCGTGCCTGTTCGGCACCAGAAACAAAACTGCCCGCTACATCTGCAGCGCCAGCCACTTCTCCAGCACGGGCAGCGTTTTGCTCGGCAAGTATTTCGGCAGGTGTTTTGGTGGGTTCGGTTCTGGGTTCATCGTTGGAAATGGGTTCTCCGCCGCCGCCGGGAAAATCCAAAAACATCATGCTCATTGCATCAACCCCCAGGTTCTCTCGAGGATGTCAATCATTCTCATTGCTTGATTTCGGGCTTCACGGGTTTTGGTCCACCCAAATTTAGGGTCGCTGCGCAACGCGTACTGAAAGTCGTCGGCAGTAAGACTGGTTCCATCCGGGCGCTTATTGAAAACAATTGAGTATTTCGGGTCATCCATTCGGATATCCATCGGGTTCAACTCGAGCGTTCGTGCCGCAATGTTGCGGTATGGCTCGAAAACATCTTCAACCGTGTAGCCCTGGTCGAACTGCTCGCTGAACTGCGAGTACATAATCTTTGCATTGTCCTTGGCCTTCTTGACCAACATGTCTTGCGTGTAGGTCGTTCCCAGGTAGGGCTGGCCGGTAAGTGCGGAACGAATCTGTTCGTCCAGGCCCGGAGGGTTGTAGTTGTAGCGCTTGAGGGATTGTTTCAACTGGGTGGCAATGTCGAGTTCACCAAGCGTCGGAGGACCGCCTGCCCTTGCCTGCCTGTTGGAAACTATCGAATAGGCGTAATAGTTGGTTTGCAGTTCGCTTGCCCTGGTGCTGAGCGCATAGGTGGCAAGGTCTCGTAATTGGGTGTCGTCAAGTTCTAGTTCGCCAAACTGACTGCGAAGTTCGATGACCTTGTCGGCAATTTGGTCATCCTTGTCGGCTTGGCCAAGAAGCGCCCAGTCACGCTTTGCCTTGTCGGTCGACGTGTACAGTTTGGTTCCCTGGACCTTGGAAATCCACACGGCCCTGCCGGC